AGCAGGAGCCGACCCCGCTGAACCGGCTCAAGTTGTGTGAGGCATATCTTGCTCGACTAACCATCAGCCCTGATGCGGATGCGATGGAGCGTCTGCGGGACTCGACCGCCGCCGCGTTGCGGTCAGCCGATGCAGCCGAGGTGCTGGGTCACCCGCACCTGATGTCGATGGTTCGCCAACTGTTTGGTGAACGCGGTCTGAACAAACTCAAAAAGCGAGAGGTGCAATCGTGAACCGCGAAGAACTTATCCTGATGGTGCAAGAAGCGGTCATTGCGTTTCCTAACGCAAACCCTTTTGATTTCCGTCTCATCAGAATCGAAACGATTGAGCGTTTTGCAGCCCTTGTTGCTGAACGCGAGGCGATGAACAAAGAGGTGCAATCGTGAAGGCAACAATAAACGACATGTGGGATGCGTTGAAGGCGTATCAGTCGCAGGCAAACGCCGACGGTCACGGCCAGTCGTGGCAAATAGCGTGCCAAACAAAAACCGTAGCCGACATGGACGCTGCAATCGAGGATTCGAGTGAACGGATGCAGGAAGCCGACCCCGATTACGAGTTGTTTGGTGGTCGCCCGAACGACGATTACGAGCGGATGTACACCGCAGGCGAGGCGATGATTAACGCGGTATATGTGATGCAGTCGGATGTTGAGCAGCAGGAAAACATTACGATGGCAATTCGACTCATCGAAAAGGCGCAGGAAATCGGATGACCCGCACCTGTAAACAATGCGGTCAGAAGTTTTTCGGCGCGTCGAGCATCCTTCAACATCGCAGCGGTGCGTGCGGTAGCGAGGAACTGCTGAAGTCTCGCGGCTGGGTTAAGACCCGCGCAGGATGGGTATCACCACAACGCGCAGCGCACGAAAAACGCCGTGGAATTTGAGCGGCTGATGAAAAACAGGGATGCGCCGCATATTGATTACGGCGCGTTTCTTGGGCTGCTGCCGAACAACCCTAAAATCACGCCGTGCAACATCGACGGCATTGTGGAGCGTAAAGGCAAGTTCCTTGTGCTTGAGTGGAAGCGTCAGGGCGAGTCGATGTCGGAGGGGTTACGCCGAACCCTACAGGCACTCGCTGCCACGCCAAACTTCCAAGTGTGGGTAGTGCGCGGCGATACGGACGAGGGGCTACGGATAGCGCGGTTTTTCTTCGTGCCGCCGCAGGGCAAAGCAATGCTGCTTGGGGAAGGCGTGGAGGAATTTGTACGCGCCTACAAACTCTGGTACGAATGGGCTGACGGGTCTTTCTGATGCGCTACGCCGCACGCCGGGATGCTAACGATGCCGCCATTACAGCAGCCGTGAGAGCGGCGGGGTTTACGGTGTACGATTTGGGACAGGCAGGTCAAGGCGTACCCGACAAACTGGTCACCGCCCCCGGTTTCGCGGCGTTCCTAGAAATCAAGACCCCAAAGGGCAAACTGCGAAGGGGTCAAGAACGCTTTCAAGAGGCGTTTGAGCCGCTCGGGATGTGGTACCTAGCCCGTGACCCTGCCAAGACGGTAGCGTGGCTTCAGGCGCGGCTGACGACGACCCAGAAACCCTGACCCATGAGTTGATGGTGCTGTAAATGGTGGATATGAAACCGCGTACAGAGCCGGGGGAGCCAAAAGCGTGCAGGCTCTTGGATAAGATGGGCGTTCCTGCCGTCCGAAAGGGTCTTGCCAGCCGCCCCCGTGTGGACGCTGAAGAAGCCCAACTTGGGCATGATACGGGCAAGGTCATCCAACACCGCGTCGAGCCGGTCAGGTTCGATGTGTTCTAGGACATCAATGCAGGCCACAAGGTCGGCCTCTTGTGGGTCGCCGTATTCTGGGAAGGCGGGGTCATAGGGTCGGTAGTCAATCGAGATACCCGCAGGCTCAAGGGCGCGTTGCAGGTTCTTCTTGCCAGCACCGTAGTCGGACAACGACTTGATGCCGTTATCCACGATTAACTTTGCAACGATGGGCGCAAAGGCGATGGAAGCCACGCCGTAGTTGGGATTGGTGTGCAGTTCGACTTGCTGGGCGCGGTACTCGTCGCTGATAGTAGTCATGCTTGCATCCTTCCCTGTAGGGGTCTAGCATCATCGTACCATAGGGGAGAGTCATGGCTGCTCACGAAAAAACCGCTGCGCTTTTTGTCGGAACCATGTTCCACAGCGCGACCATCACGCACCTTCAGCATCTTGCCACCAAGTCCTTCGCGCAGCACATGGCGCTCGGGGAATACTACGAAGCCATCCCCGACCTTGTGGACAAGTACGCCGAAGCGTATCAGGGACGCTACGGCATCATCACGGGCTACGATGTCGAGTTCCACAAGAACAGCAACCCGAAGGCGTATGTGAAGTCGCTGCTGACCTTCCTCGACGAAATCAAAGGCTCACTCCCGAAGGACAGCGACCTTGTTAACCTGTTTGACGCGGTTGTGGATGCCGTGACGAGCCTCAAGTACAAACTCGAAAACCTCGAATAATGGCGAAGAAAGCGGAACCGTCACGGGTTGCTGCCGCGCTGCGATACCTCCAGCAGATGCGCGACCGTGCCGCTGACTTCGGTGGCGGGGTAGTCGATACCCTCGCAGACCGCGCACGGGATGTCGGTGGACTCGCTTACGAAGCCCTGACGAGCGACCCCAACATCGGGCGCATGACGACGGCAGAGTACGCCCAAGCCGCCGCCGCACGCGCCCCTACGCCGCGTCTAGACGCTACGGCGCAGGGGATTGGTGCATTGGGTAAGGCTCTGGTCACGCAGCCCGTACAGACGGCTAAAGCGGTTGTTGTTGACCCAGTTGTAGAGGCGTTTGAAAGCCCTCGGTCAATGGGTCAATTCGCGGGTGAGTTTGTTAACCCGCTACGGATAGCCGCCGCGTTGCAAAAAGGCGGCACAATGCGGCGCGACATTTTTATCGGTAAATCAGCAAAAACATGGAATCAAAAGGAAGCCGACCGCGCTTTAGCAATGGAAGCGTATGGGGTTGACCCAGAAACGATTTGGAAAGAAACGGGAACGTATCGCGGCCCTGATAGGGAGTGGCGGCAGGAAATTAGTGATGTGGACGCAAAGGGTAAGTTCACTCATATCGCGCCATCAGAACAACGATTGTCGGATGTGGCGATAGAACACCCGGAATTGCTTGAGGCGTATCCCGACCTTGCCAAAGTCCAACAGTTTGGTTTGAAAGGCCCGAAAGGACGCGGTTCGTATGAAGCAATGCACATACAAACTGATGAAGGGCCAAAACTTCTTGGCGAAACTTTGATTGCGGAGGCACCGTCAGAAGAGGCTCTGGCGGGAGTTGGGATTCACGAATTGCAGCACGCAATTCAACGGCGTGAGGGGTTTCAGCGAGGCGCAAACCCGAAAGAATTTAGGGACAAAGCAATCCCCGCAAAACTAAAAGATGTAGCGTTTGCTAAGTCAATGCGGGAAATGGCTATTGCCAATCGAATGAGAGAAATGGGCTACCCGATTGCAGAAGGCAAAGTTTTGAACTTGTCGCGCCCGGATATGATTAAAAAAGTGAAAGAATTTGGAGAAAAAGACCCAAACTTGTTGTTATTGCTTGGCGAACATCAGCAAGCCGCTGAAAAACTGAAGAAATATCCTGACAAATACACGCAATACGTCCGAAGCGCAGGAGAGGTAGAAGCACGGGCGGCAGAGGCGAGACGTTTTATGTCGCCAGAGGAACGACGAGCCACTTTTCCGTCGAAGTCGTTTGATGTTCCGCTTAACGAAATCGTATTGAAGAAAAAGTAATGCCTTCGACTTCCGACAACCAGCGCAGGTTCATGGCAGCAGCCGCTCATGACCCCGCCTTCGCCAAACGGGCAGGCATTCCCCAGAGCGTAGCCCGTGACTTCAATCAGGCAGACAAGGGCAAGAAACTGGCAGAGGCATTGAAGCGGCGCGGTAAACAGCAGTAAACTGTCCGCATGGCAAATTGTGAAGAAGTGCAATGGCTAAAGGCGTAAAGACAGGCGGGGGCAGTCGAGCAGGCATCCCCAATAAGGCCACAGCCGCCGCAAGGGAGGCCATCTCTCGTTTCGTAGACGGCAACGCAGACCGCTTGCAGGGCTGGCTCGACGAGATACACCAAGAGAAGGGCGCAGAGGCGGCGTTTAAGTGCTTCAGCGACTTACTTGAATACCATGTGCCTAAACTCGCACGCCACGAACACAGCGGCCCTGACGGCAGCAAGATTGAAATTGAGGCGACTTGGGGCAAGCCCGAGTGAAGCAGCGGGTAGAACTCCCGTATCGCCCTAGACGGGCCTTCATGCCGTTCCACGACCGCACAAAGCGGTGGGCCTGTCTCGTCGCGCATCGGCGTGCTGGCAAGACTGTCGCAGCGGTCAACGACATCATCCGCGCAGCCTTCATGTACAAGGGGCCAAACGGCCTCTTCGGGTATGTCGCTCCCTACCAGAACCAAGCACGCCGCATTGCGTGGGACTACTTCAAGCACTACGCCCAGCCGCTCATCAGCGACACCAACGAGCAGATGATGACTATCACGCTCGTTAACAACACGAAGGTCAGCCTATTCGGCGCAGACAACGCAGACGCAATGCGCGGCCTCGGGTTCAGCGGCGTGTACATGGACGAGTACGGCGACTTCAAGCCCTCGGTATTTGGCAATGTGATACGCCCTGCGCTCTCGGACAAACAGGGCTGGGCTGTGTTCGCCGGTACGCCGAAGGGCAAGAACCAATTCTGGGACATTTACGAGACGGCACGGCGCATCCCTGACGAGTGGTTTGTCCTGCGCTTGCCTGCCAGCGATTCGGGCTTGCTGCCCCAGAGTGAACTCAACGCGGCAAAGGCGCAGTTGTCGGAAGACCAGTATCTCCAAGAGTATGAGTGCAGTTTCGAGGCGGCTATCCTCGGCGCGTTCTTCGGTACAGAGATGCGACAGGCAGAGCCGCGTATTAACGAGCGTGTAGTCTTTACGGAGGGGTATCCGGTACACACCGCATGGGACTTGGGCTACCGCGACGACACGGCTATCTGGTGGTATCAGGTGGTGGGCGGCGAGGTGCGCGTCATCGACTTCTTCGCAGTCTCGGGTGCAGACATCCGCGCCATTGCAGAGGTGGTTGTAAACAAGGGTTATCAGTACGGCAAGCATTACCTGCCGCATGACGCACGGGCGAAGTCGCTTCAGACGGGTCGCAGCATCGTAGAGCAGTTGGCTGACCACCTCGGCATCAACCATTTGTCTGTGGTGCCGAACATCGGCTTGCAGGATGGAATCCAAGCAATTCGCCAGATGTTGCCCCGAACTTGGTTCAATTCCGTAAAATGTGGCGACGGAATAGAGGCTTTACGCCAGTATCAACGAGAGTATGATGAGGACAAGAAAGCGTTTAGGGCATCACCCCGACACGATTGGACATCACACCCTGCCGACGCTTTCCGTATGCTTGCCGTTGCGTGGAGGGCTGAACCGTCCGCGCAAAGGCCGTTAGAGAGCAAGACCTTGATTGTTGGGCCACAGAATGAGGTCACGCTAAACGATATGTGGCAGGTTCACGAGCGTAGCGTCTCAAGGAGGGCGCGAATATGAGTGGCGTAAGCAATCCATACCAGTATCCATACGAGACGGTCGCCGTTTCGCAGACCGCACAGGTGCTTGGCACTAACGGCGCAGCAAACGACTACCTGCATCGCATCGTGGTGACTGTCTCGACCGCTGCATCGTCCACGGTCAGCATCATCGACGGCAGCACGACCGTCCTCGCCATCCCGGCTAACACCCCGGTGGGCGTGTATAGCCTCGAACTCAACCTCAACGCGGCTACCGGCCCGTGGAAGGTCACGACGGGTGCAGGCGCTGCTGTGCTGGCGGTTGGCTTGTTCAGCAAATGAATCGTAAGCCCGGACTCTACGCCAACATCCTAGCAAAGCAGGAGCGCATCAAGGCTGGCTCCGGCGAGAGGATGCGTAAGCCCGGAGAGGCTGGTGCGCCGACCGCAAAGGCGTTCCGCGAGTCTGCCAAGACCGCTAAACCAGAGAAAAAGGGTTACTGATGAGCGCAGCGTGGCAGCGTAAGGAAGGCAAGAACCCGAAGGGTGGCCTCAACGCCGCTGGTCGCGCATCGTACAAGCGTGAGACGGGCGGCACCCTCAAGCCTCCGGTGAAGGGCGGCGACAATCCTCGCCGCGCATCGTTCCTCGCACGCATGGGGAACATGGCTGGGCCGATGGAGAAAGACGGCAAGCCGACACGCCTTGCGCTTGCGCTGCGTGCTTGGGGTGCGTCGAGTAAGGAAGATGCGAAGGCAAAGGCGAGAGCCATCTCTGCGCGAAACAAGAAGGACTGACAGATGGACGAGCGCGTTAGCCAAGAACTTGAGAAGTACCTGCGGGTCATCGGCACCTACGAGAACGAGTTTGCCAAGTGGCAGGCGCGGGTAAAGAAACTCGTCAAGCGTTACCGCGACGACACCAGAGGCTCGGGCGGCAACGAAACCGCCAAGTTCAACATCCTCTGGAGCAATGTCCAAACGCTTATCCCTGCCGTCTACGCCAAACTGCCGAAGGCTGATGTAAGCAGACGCTTTGGCGATAACGACCCCGTTGGGCGTGTCGCTGCACGATTGGTCGAACGCGCCATCGACTTTGAGATTGAGCACTACCCCG